TCAAGCATTACGATTAATTCTAATACCGTAAGTTTAGGTGGTTTGGTTAATGTTGGAACAATTACATCGGTATCTGGTACTGCGCCGATTCAATCTAGTGGCGGAAATACACCTACGATTAGTATTACACAAGCAAGTGCAAGCACAAGTGGATACCTATCATCAACCGATTGGAATACTTTTAATAACAAACAGCCTTCAGGTTCTTATGTAACTTCGGTAGGTGCAACAAGCCCAGTATCATCTAGTGGTGGTACAACCCCAACAATTTCAATGTCGGTTGCAACCGCATCTAATAATGGTTACTTAACATCATCCGATTGGAATACTTTTAACAATAAAGGCTCTGGAACGGTAACTTCGGTATCGGGTACGGGTTCTGTAAATGGTATTACGCTTACGGGAACGGTAACAACTAGTGGAAACATTGTGTTGGGTGGGGCATTATCTAATGTAACCAATTCACAATTACAAAATAGTTCTATCACTATTAATAGCACAAGCATATCACTAGGTGGTAGTGCAACCATTACAGCGAATACTCCTAATGCGTTGACAATAGGAACTGGATTATCAGGCACAAGTTTTAACGGTTCTGCGCCAGTAACGATTGCAATTGATTCAACCGTAGTCACGTTAACAGGTACACAGACTTTAACAAACAAAACGCTGACAAGCCCTGTAATCAGCACAATTAGCAATACAGGTACATTAACCTTACCAACATCTACAGATACTTTGGTAGGTCGTGCCACAACCGATACATTAACTAATAAAACGATTGCAGCTGCTTCAAATACAATTTCTGGATTAACGAATAGCAATTTAAGTGGAACGGCTGGCATAACAAATGCCAATCTTGCTAATTCAAGCATCACAGTAAATAGCACATCAATATCTTTAGGCGGTAGCGGAACAATTACGGCTAATACACCAAATGCTTTAACTATAGGTACAGGTTTAAGCGGAACATCTTTTAATGGGTCATCAGCAGTAACGATTGCTATATCAAATACAGGCGTAAATGCAGGAACATATGGCTCGGCTTCGGCAATACCGTCTGTTACGGTGAATGCACAGGGTCAAATTACATCTATTACGACAAATGCATTAAATTCACCCGCATATCAAGGCACATGGAATGCATCTACAAATAGCCCAACTTTAACATCTAGTGTAGGTACGAATAATAATTATTATGTTGTATCAACCGCAGGAACAACAACTTTAAATGGTATTTCTTTATGGTCGGTAGGTGACTGGGCTATTTTTAATGGCACAACAAGTTCTTGGGAAAAGATTAATGGTAGTTCATCGGAAGCATTTACAAGTTTGACCGTTACAGGTTTGACTGGTTATATGTATGCTAATGGCACAAGTGCGGTTACAGCATCTACAACGATTCCTACAACTTCTTTAAGCGGAACGATTACAAATGCACAATTGGCTAATTCAAGTATTACAGTCAATAGCACTTCTATATCATTAGGCGGGAGTGGGACTATAACAGCTGCAAACCCTTTCGCTTTAACAATCGGTACGGGGTTAAGCGGGACAAGTTATACGGGTACTTCGGCGGTAACAATTGCGATTGCAAACACAACGGTAACTGCAGGTTCATATGGTTCGGCAAGTAGTGTTGCAACATTTACGGTAAATGCGCAAGGGCAATTAACTGCTGCAAGTAGCACATCTATTGCAATAACAAATACACAGGTAAGTGGGCTAGGAACAATGTCCACGCAAAACGCAAGTAGTGTAGCAATTACGGGGGGAAGTATTGATGGAACACCAATCGGAAACACAACTACAAGTAGCGGAAAATTTACTACATTAAATGCAACATCTGGTATTTCTGGCGGTGGATTTTAATAGAATAGTTATATAATTAAACAAAAGGAATTGATATGGCTCAAAGCGGATACACACCTATTATTATCTATGGAAGTGTCACTAGTGGCAATACTCCATTGGCATCAAATTTAACAACAAGTGCAACAGGGGTTGAATTAGCAATTAATGCATACGATGGTAAGTTGTTTTATAAAGATAATAACGGAGTAGTTCAGGTAATTGCCTCTAAAGCTGGAAACATCAACGTATCATCTATTAGCTTCGGCACAACAGGATTAACACCAAACACCGCATCAACAGGTATTGTTACCGTTGCAGGTACATTGACAACAAGCAATGGCGGAACAGGATTGTCGAGCTACATAGCAGGTGACTTGCCTTATTATGCGTCAGGTACAGCTTTATCTAAACTAGCTATTGGAGCTTCAGGTCAGATATTAACAGTTAATTCAGGAGCTACTGCTCCACAATGGACAACATTAACCAGTGTAGCGGTTACAACATTTAGTGGCGGAACAACAGGTTTAACACCTAATACAGCAACAGGTGGTGCAATTACACTTGCTGGCACGCTAAACGTAGCAAATGGTGGCACAGGATTAACAACATTAACATCAGGATATATTCCTTATGGTAATGGTACAAGCGGATTAGCTTCTTCCGCCAACATGACGTTTAACGGCACTACGCTTACTTTAGCTAGTGACGCTTCTATTTCAGGTCTTACTGTTGGTAAGGGTGGTGGTGCTGTTGCCGCTAATACTGTGGTTGGTAATGGCGCATTAAACGCAAACACCACAGGAAGTAATAATTCTGCATTTGGACAAAATGCGCTTAATGCAAATACCACAGCTAATTCTAATTCAGCTTTTGGTATTAATTCTATGTTGCTTAATACAACTGGAACACAAAATTCTGCTTTTGGGCAACAATCGTTAAATTCAAATACAACTGGATCATATAATTCAGCATTTGGTTTACAGTCTTTATTCTCAAACACCACCGCATCTAATAACACAGCAGTAGGTTATCAATCTTTATATACAAACACCACAGGCACATCAAATGTGGCAATGGGATATTTAGCTGGTTATGCAAACAATGCTAATAACTTTACAGCTATTGGTACAAATGCAGCAAAAGCTAACACAACAGGCGATTCCGTTACTGCTGTAGGTTCAGCATCATTGGCAGCAAATACAACTGGTAGCTTTAATGTGGCATTAGGTGTATCAGCTCTCCAAGCAAACACCACCGCATCTAACAACACAGCCGTAGGTTATCAAGCTGGGTATAGTAATACAACTGGTACTCAATTAGTTGCTGTTGGCTATCAAGCACTTCAAGCAAGCACCGCAGGTTCCAATACTGCTGTTGGTGCGTATTCGTCTTATTCTACTTCTAGTGGTACACAAAACGCTTCTTTTGGTAGATATTCGTTGTACTCTAATACAACAGGAAGTCAAAATACCGCTTTAGGTGATTCTGCTATGTACCCAAATACTACAGGCTCATATAACACAGCCGTTGGTATGCAAGCTCTTAACTCAAACACCACAGCATCTAATAACACAGCAGTAGGTTATCAAGCTGGGTATAGTAATACGACTGGCGGTATAACTGCTTTAGGTTATCAAGCCCTATATTCAACTTCTACAGCAACCGATAACACAGCAATAGGATTTAAAGCTGCATATAGCACCACTTCAGGTATTTCAAATATTGCTATTGGTAGCACTGCATTAAATCAAAACACTACTGGTTCTGCGAATATTGCCATTGGCTCTGTACAAAGTGGTGTTAATTATGGTGCTTTGTATTCCAATACTACAGGCTCATACAATACAGCTATTGGAACAATGGCTCTTGTTTCAAACACCACCGCATCTAATAACACAGCAGTAGGTTATCAGGCTGGATACTCAAATACAGCAGCACAAAATACATTTGTTGGTTATCAAGCTGGTCTAGCAAATACTACTGGTACACAAAATACTTTTGTTGGTGCTTATAGTGGTGTTTCAGGAGGTGCTGGTGCAGCAATTACTACAGGTTCTAAAAACACTATTCTTGGTGTTTATAACGGCAACCAAGCCGGTCTAGACATCCGTACAGCAAGTAACGTAGTTGTATTGTCAGATGGTGATGGTAATCCTAGGGCGGTGTGGGATAGTTCTGGAAATTTTTTAACATCTGGTGTCGTAGTTGCTGGAACTTGGGGTAATGGTGGTTTTGGTACACAATATAACGGAGGAGGTTCATTTTCGGTAACGGGACATGGAAGTGGAACTTCTAGTGGCACAGCTTATGCTTATTTTGACTACAATAATTCTCCTATCGGTTCTATTACTCAATCTGGCACTACTGCCGTTCTTTATAACGTCACATCAGACCAACGGTTAAAGTCTAATATTGTTGATGCACCATCAGGAAACATAGACAAAATTAAGGTGCGTTCTTTTGATTGGAAAGCAGATGGCTCGCATCAAACATACGGTATGGTCGCACAAGAACTTTTAGAAGTAGCACCATACGCTGTATATCAACCAACAAATCCTGATGAAATGATGGCTGTTGATTACAGTAAATTAGTACCTATGATGATTAAAGAAATTCAGGATTTGAAAGCAAAACTTAAATCTGCTGGCGTAGCTGGCTTCTAACCAAAGGGAAATTAAATGGCAACAGTAACAACTTGGACTTGGACAATTAATTCCATGTACACACTACCTAACGTACCGAATCAACCAAACTATGTAGTTAATACATTGTGGACTTTAACTGGTACAGACGGAACACAAACCGCATCTATTGGTGGCAACACACAGTTTACGGTAGAGCAATCCGACCCGAACTTTGTACCTTATGCTAACTTAACGCAGGCTATTGTGATTGGCTGGGTACAAGAGGCATTAGGAGCACAAGGCATTGCAAACTACGAAGCGTGTGTACAAGGACAAGTGAATAGTTTGGAAAATCCACCGATATCTCCATCTTCACAGCCTTTACCTTGGTCTAATTAATTTAGGGTAAGCCATCAACCCTTTTTGTTGGCAATTTTTTAGGATATTAAAAAATGGAAAAACTTTCATTAACAACAGATTTAATTAACGGCGTTCTTCAGTATCTAGGTTCTAGACCTTTTGTTGAAGTTGCAGGGTTAATTAATGAAATTCAAAAACAAGCAAGCGAGCAAGGCGCAACACCTGTACAGCAAGAAATATTAGATACAAATCCGCCAACAACAACTCAATAAGGAAAAATAATGGACTTACTTGAAAAAATTGAAGAAGCTGCCGAAAAAGTAATCAATGAAGTTAAATCGGCACTTGGTTACAATACCGACCACGGTGATATTATCCGTGTAAAAGTTGATGATACACCTGCGATAGTAGCACCGCCAACCGTTGAAAACATACCTGTAGGGGCTACAAATCAACCAGTTGGGACGGATGCCCCAGTTTCAATTACACCTGCGCAGTAATGGATATGGATGCAATTATCGCCGATACAGATAAGCGATTATCAGTACATGAAGCCGTTTGTGAAGAACGGTATAACGCTATTTTGGAATCTTTTGAAAAAGGTACAAAACGCATGGAACGTATTGAGTATTTGTTGTATGCGGTAATTGCTTCTGTTTTCTTTGGTAAAGATTTTTTGGTTGAATTTGTAAAGAACTTAATCAAATGAAATGCCTGATATTAACCCAATTGCTGAAGGGGCAAAATCTTTAAGCGAAGGATTAAATAGTGCAAGGCAAGCTGGAAAAAGCCTTACAAAAAGTATTGAAGATATACAGCATGATGGTTTAGAAGTTGCAAAGGAGCAACTACACAACAAGAAAATTAAAGATTCGCAAGAAGAATCTTATAGTAATTCAATCATATTTAGAGCAATAAATGAATATGAAACGCAACGTGAAATAATTGATGCCGAAAATAAGGCAGAAGCTAATTTTAAAAAGAAGTATGGTGCAAAAGAATGGGCTAAAGTAGTTGAATTAAAAGCTGTTGTAGAACGTGAACATAAAGAAAACAAAAAATATTATGGGCATAAGCTAAGTGATGTAAGGCGTGTGCAATTTTGGTGTTTTTTCGTAGCTTTCATTATTACAACATTGCTGTTTTATTTTAGGCTTGTATGAATTGGGCAAAATATTGGTTATGTGTATTTTTAATTGAATTAGTTTTATGGTCGTATATTGTTTATTTATGGTATGAAATTCACTTGTTAAAACCAAAACCCAAACGGTTTGTAATAACAAGAACGATTACGGAAGAAAGAACAAAAAAGGATATTGTTCGTGGATGATAATATATTCAAATGGTGGACGATATTTGCACTTGTTTGTATGATGTTAATAATTTTGTTAAAGGATTGATATGGAATGGCTTGCACAAATAGCACCAAGTATAGCTACGGCATTAGGTGGACCACTAGCAGGGTTGGCGGTTACTGTAGTATCTAAAGCGCTTGGTATTGATGAAAAAGATGTTCAATCAACGATTGAATCTGGTAAATTAACAGCAGAACAATTAGCGAACCTTAAACAAGCCGAAGTTCAATTGCAAGCAAGGGCGCAAGAATTAGGTTTAGATTTTGAAAAACTTGCGGTAGATGACCGTAAATCCGCAAGGGATATGCAAACAGCAACGCATTCATGGATTCCACCATTACTTTCCATTTTAATTACAGCTGGATTTTTTGGAATTCTATTTGCTTTGATGATGGGCTATGCAACAAAGTCTGATGAATTAATGATTATGCTTGGTTCATTATCTACGGCGTGGGTTGGCATCA